AAATAATTACCGAAAATTACGTGATTTTTATGTTTTATCACGTGCCTGCCGCGCGGCGGCGGGTTTTTGTCTGTACTAAGCGGCGTCGATGAAGGATTATGATCTTGATCCATGAAACCCTCGCCGCCCACGCCATCTTTGATGTTTACCTCGCCAACCTTCTGCCACGCCCCGAAACCCTCGTCTGCAAACCTCTTAGTTCGCCGGTAAATATCACGCCGAATGATTCGCTTCACCGTTTCTATGTCCGTTGCGGTTGACATATATTCCCTGCCAAGCCCCAAGTCGGTCAGATTTATGCGGGTTGGTCCTACAGACACTTTTTTAACGGATTCCCCGCCTTCGCCAGGCTCATCCTCATCAGCTTCAAGATCACCCAAATCTCTCAAATCCTTGTAGCCATTCCGCCCTTCCCCCATCCAGTCCAGCGCGATAATAGGGCTGCGAGGCGATGGATTGCTGTACGATACCTTCCCCGACTCGTCCTCGTAAATATAGACATAACAGTATTGTGCAAACCCACCGGCAAATATCGGGTCACCCTGCCACTCGGCGCATGGACATGATCCTGTCGGTGTGACACGATCATCAAAAGGATTAATCTGACGCTTCGGCGGTAGCGCTCCCAACCTCCCCTTTATCCAATCGTCGCCGTCTTTCTTCTCAAAATACTGCACATCGTGTATTCCGTCCGTCAGAATCAGCTTCTCGCCGAATGAAGCCGATCGGAAATAATCCGGCAGTAAGTTTCCTCCATCATAATCCAGCCAGTCCGCATCTACTTCTGTCCAATTTATTTCATCAGATTCTTCCCCAGTCCCAATCGTATCGTTCAACTTCGCTAAAAACCTTGATGTAGTACCATTGTCATCAAGGTCGATCGCGATGCTGTACTTGTCGCCATCAGACCTGTAATGACGAAATAACCCGATCACCGGTCCCCCGATTGCTCCGCCCGATCCCGAATTGTAAAGCGGTTCCAATCCCGGTCGCTTATGCCACAACCCGTCCCTGAAAAGCCAGTTCTTCAGCATCTGGTATTCTATGTCCATCAGATCCTTGCCGGGACGAGACGTCACCATCCCCCCAGTCATCGGTCGAATCGTTTTTCGTGTCCATTCCAACATCAGTTGTACATTGACTCCAAATCTTTAATGGTTTCATTGAGTTGCATCTTGTATCTCTGCCAAAATGGATTTGCCTTATCCTCACTGATTGCCATCAAATACTTTGCTATTATGTATGTAGTTATCGCTGAATGATACTGCCCTGGCACAGTTAGGTCGCTTGAATCACCCGATATGGTCGTATTTGACTCATACCCATATATGAACTTCAACTTGTCATCCCCGGCTGAAGGAGTAAATCCTAACCGGATAGTTGTACTCCCTATCCAAGTATAGAGATCTTTAAACTCCTCTGAATAATAATCAGGATGCAGGTCTAAAACAGCCTTGGAAACCTTTCGCAGCGGCTTACCATCATAAGAGACCGCCCAGATGCGCACGATCCGCTCGGTGATCGCAGTAGTCGCTGACTGAATGTCATAATCCGTTGAAGTGGTCGTGGTCTTTTTACCTTCGCTGGTTAGGCAACCCGTACGACGTGTGAAATCCTTCTCCGCTTCACTGCATAATCTGATTAAACGACCCCGATCAGGTACTGCTATTCCGCACTCCAAAAGCTCATATTCCGCGTCGTCTACTACAGACTTTACTGTCCCGGAAGCCATCAGTTACCCTCACTATTTATCCCTAACCAACCCAGAAACTCATTTCCTAACGATAATCCACGTGGATCAGAATCCTCGCCGAAAATAAACGAAGCCGCGCCCTTTGCAATTAGTTCCTCGTTCCCTTCAAAAGGACATTCGGCTGTTCCAAACTCGGCAGATACATAGGTTAAATTCGCATAAGCTGAACTGCTACCACCTGTTATTTTCTCACCTTTCTGGAATGTACCTGATATACCCGAAACCTCGAGATAATCACCCCCAACAACCGTAACCGTCGCGGTAGCGCTTGAATCAGTGCCTGTTATCGTTTCCCCAACTTGAAATGGATCACCTGTTACTGAACCATGATAGAGTATATCACCGAAATCGTATGAAGGCGGATACTTGATGAAAACAAGACCCGGTTCATCACCACCGGTAGTTGGATTGTATGTGGATGCGGAAGGTAGTATTAAACGTATCTGACCGTCATTATCAGAATAATAATGATAGCCGTATGTAAGATTAATGTTATGACGAAGATTTATTCTATTACCAATATCCTTGAAATGAATATGCTCTGTAGATGTCGTGAAATAGGCATATAGGTCGATTATCCTCTTGACAAATTTACCGAGATTTTTGGATGTTATGATAAATTCAGTGCCGTCAGCTGTTGCTACAATTTCTTTCCGTTCCGTTCTAAGCCTCATTAGATCCGATAATGGTAATTTATCCGCCGCGATGTTTTCCGCCCAAGCTATCCCCTGTTGCCTGACTGACTGAGAATAACGTGTCCAATCACCCCCGGGTTTCGACCCGGGCTCCTGCAGGAAATCACCGATAAGCTCTTCTAAACTCGTGTAATTCAATTACCTACTCCTGCTTGTTAAAATATATCCCTTGCGCGAAACATGAATCTCCTTACCCGCCAATGCCTGAGCCGTGTTGCGGCTTAAATATATGTCGCGTAACCTCTCCTTCTCCTTCATGTAATCAAACTGAAATTCATCCGCGTCCTTTTTATAATCACGATCCCGCCGTAACAACTTCCACTTGATGAAACTCTCGATTGCCGGTTGAAAATCTTCTGAAAGACCGGAGAGTAACTCTATCGTTACACCCGAACCCACCTGAGCAGAAAACGCCTCCTCGAAGTAAAGCGTGTCGTTAGATACGTCCCACTCGTCAATCACGTGAGATTCGCCGTCTAAAGCCCCGGACTTGACCTCTAATTCTGCGCCACGATAATAATCGTCGCCCCTCTCTGGTATGGCTGTCGAAATCGCTGTATCCCCTATCGAACTGCCCGCGCTTGTCGTTGCAACTCGAAAACACTTCGCCGGACGACGTACACCGCTCAAAAACAACTTACCCGTACTGCTTGGTTGAGGATATATCCATAGTTTCTGACCCTCCTGAGCATACAAATATGGAGTTCCCTGACCTTCACTCCCCCGGTATAACTCCTTAATCTCGGCTGTCGAAACCGGACTCAGTGGATAACTGTCCCAGTAAACACCATTCTTTTGCTGAGGTCTAATCACATACCACGGCAGATCAACCCACTTGCGTTGTCTGATAATTGTAAAACTGTCGGTTGATACCTGACCCGCTATCTCACGTGAAAGATAGAACGTCCATTCCCCTGTACTTATGGCGGAATCAGTTATATATGCGGTCTCTTTGCGAGTCGTGTTCTCAAGTAAATAACCGTTATAATCGTCGTTTGTGTCGTTATCAAGCGCGGATTCACCATCTACGGCTTCAACCATCACTTTTCTTGAAGTCGTTCCGGTGTGACAAGTGCCGGATTCCGTTAAATATCCCGAAAGTGTCGTCGATAGCTCTAATGGAACACACTCCAGTTCAAGCGCAATCTCTAACTGAGCCTTATTGAAAAGTCGCTCTAACATATCAGGATTCGGAACCACAAGTTCTATATCGTTCCGCAGTTCCGTCAATACCTCGGAAATAACCTTTGACATCAACATGCCCATTAATTGTATCCTTTCCTCTCAATAAAAACGTAGATGTTTATAATTCCAGTGTAACACGAATCATTGATTCCGTAAATATCCAGTACTAAATAAACCGCAGGGAAATACCCGGGTCTTAACTCCAGCTCGTAGGCTGTGTCGCCCATGTACCAGTAAAGAGCGGAATCCTGAAGCGTCTCATAGAGAAATACCGGTTCAATCGTACTGATGTCCCAGCCCGCTCCGTATTTTATGTTTATGAATAACGAGTCGAGTTCACACCCGCTTACTTGGTAGGAAATGGAAGCGTCAACGGCGTCGCAGGAAGGTAGATAGATTCTTCCGTCGACTAAGGATTGAAAATTTATCGCGTTGACTTTGGTGTAAGCACCGGATGAATCACCAGTTACAGTATCACCGACGAAAAACTCACCACTTGCGTCGGATATATAGAGATTTCCTGAGCCTATTGAATCAATAGTCGCAGTCATACCGGAAGAATCTGCGGTTATGTCTTCACCCGCGCCGAATGTGCCGGTCGTAGTACCGATCTCAAGGTTGCCCCAGATATAGTCAGCAAGGTCAATAACTATCCGATAAGCAGTCCCATTACCGCATTTCCGGTAATCCGCGCTGACTATCGCTGTGGAATGCTGGTAATATGACGCGGGAAAAAGCTTCCAATCCTGACCGAAGACCATTGCCGACATGAAAGTCAGTAATGCAACCGTAATCAGCAGTCGCTTCATTTCTTATGCCCGCTTTGTTTACCTGCGTATCTTCAACTCGATCGTCACGTACAGTTTCAAACCCCCACTCGGTATCTGACTCCCACCGACAAACTTGAACATTAAATAACGCGAAGGTCCAAGGAAACTCCCAAGATTAATCGCCGAACGGGTCGTTGCCTGATACCAGTAAAGCGATGAATCCTGAATCGTTTCATAGTAACAGGCATCACTTAAACTCATGCTGGAATTGAAAGCATAAGAAATATCTACCCAGCTTGAATCCAGACTCGAACTTCCATGATACGTTATGCTCGCTGACTCGTAATCGTTATCCAGGTCGATGTAGAAATAAACCACGTCCAGTGTTTGGTAATCCAGATCGAGCAATAAATCGTAAACCATGAAATTGTCCGATTCAGTGTAAGTCGCGGTCACTACGTCGGCGTTGCTGCTGTAGTATTTTGCATCTACGTTACGAGAACCGTAAGCAATTCCCGTTACTACAAAGAGCAACAGATATATCATAATGAGACGTTTCATTTCACTACCTCACAAGTTGATGGTTTTTGTAGTAATCTGTCTCAAGGTATTGATCGCTGTAGGGCAAAGTTAGAGTAATGTCCAAATCAAGCGTGTCGGTATTAGTCGAATCGACTAATGATTGTATTGCTATCAATTTTCCCCTTTCCCAATAGTTCTCTTCTGTGGTAATGTCAACCTCTGCGTCTATGTAGTAATTAACGCTATCATAGGCTGCCTCATCGTTGGAAGAATCAGAAAACGTGGCAATGGTGATAGTTTGTCCCGTAGCATTAAGCCCTTGCAATCGCAATAAGACGTGAACGGAATCATTGTCTTGTGTAAAATCGCCGTTCGATCCATCTACGGTTGCAGCTACGTGGATTGTTCCAATTTTACCCCAATGCTTCCACAAAGGGATGTCTATTGTGGTTAGAACACCGCCAGCACAATTGGCGCTATCTACATTCATTTCAAAGTAATAAGTTACACCTGTCGGGGTATAATTAACTCTGAAGGTTTCAACTGTAGATGTTTTAACCCAATAACCTTCAAGCGGGTTCTGCGTGCTCACCGCATCATAAACCCGTCGATGCTTGTTCAGGTCAACACCAAACAGCAAAGTCGCGCATACCCCGATTATCAGAACTACTATGAATAAGCCAAAACGCTTTTTCATGTTTTCCTCTAAGTTATCATCACTCCCCCCGGTGATTAAACTGGAGGGAGTAATGAGGTTTATGTTCTGCCTAATCCTAAAGCAGCTTGATGAGACCAAGCTTGTTCGCTGCCGGTGCAGGCGACAAGCCTATACCGATAGGAGTGAACAAATCAAGGTTCATATCAGCAATTACTTCGACGTTACCTTCCGTCGCGTTGCTCGGAATAACAAGTTTTCCGGCTGCAATCGCCGCATCCTGCAGAGCAGGCGCAATACCACTGACCTGACGCCAGAAATAAGGCTTGTCTGATTGATCCACGTCGACCGGCGCCTGACCCGCGTACATTCCAAGCAGCGCCGCAGAATCAATGATCTCAACATAGTTAGGATCAAAAACAGAGATGTCGATATCTGTGTTTTCGGTGATATCCGTCGGAAGCGCCTCGTGAAGCGTAATCGTAATCGCGGCGCCGGACTTTCCTGCGGTGTTCTTCTTCACGATAGCAGTGTAACCTACGTTACCGCTGTCGTCAGTGATGTGCAGAATGCAACCCGCTAAACGACCCGCCGCGATGGTTGCCCCGGCGTCTGCCTGAACCATCGTGAAAGCCGTATGATCGTAGGTTACGTCATCGACGGAGAATATAGCCACGTGCATCAACGCCTGACCCTTGGTTAGATCCTCCTTCGTCTCAGACAGGATGAAATCACCAAGTGCGTTTTTCTTCTTCTCGCCAAGAGGATATCCGGCACGTGAGAGACTTGAAAAAACCTCTGTGTGATCGAAATGTGAGTATTTATTCATTTTTTCTGTGCCCTCCTATGACAATGAGCGGCTTGTGGAACCGCCTTTTATAACACCCTGCTTACGGGGCTCTTCGCAGATGATTTGGCAGGATACTTCGAAATTGCCCACAATGGCGTCACTGTCGGAGTTGTCCTGAAAATCCTGCCAGTTCATCGCGGCGCCTTCCAACACTGCCAGATAGAAGGTGTCGGAGTTCGTAAAGAACATATAGCCCGCCGGACAATCGATGTCGATCATCACTGCACGTCCTTCGAACTCAATACCCTTGTAGCTCATCTTCGCAGTGTACGGATCGCCCTTGCTGGTCTCGTGAGTCTCTGAAAGCTTCATCACGTCCGTATAACCAGCCCGCTTTAACGCTGAACGCATAATCTTCGTGGTCACGATGAAATCTACGTTCTCACCCGCGTCATACTCGGTTTCGTCGAGAACCTCTTCCATCGCGTAAGGAAGGAAGTCCGCGTCTGAACTCGTGTACATCTCGCCGAAGTTGCCTGGAGCAATTGTCTTCACGTAGGAATCCAGTAGAGGATTGTCCGTCGAATCATGCCCGGCATAACTCCGGTTCTCATCGATGATGAGTTTGAATCCCTTCATCGGTGTGACTTGAACACCGTCGAATAGTTCGTGGTTGTAGACCTGTCCGTCGCCGAACATATCCCCCGACAACATGCCGCGCGCTGATTTACGCGTCCTTTCCACGGTCTTGTCAGTCATCTTGATGATGGCTTCGGGAGTCTTCGCCTTCTTTATCTCCCGCTTGGACATAACGACCGGGAAGATATAGTCAGCCCATTCGATTGAAGCTCGTTTGGCAAACGACTCTGGCTTGACAAGATAATCGTGAAATGCGGTTATCGTCTGACCCATCTGACTTTTCGTGTCAAAGAAGGTCCAGTCAATCAGAAAACCGCCTGATATCATCTCACGACGATCCCACATATTGTCAAATGTCGGAAGTCCATAGAAAATGTTGTCGACGAAATCATCTGTAAGTATGTATTCACGAACGATTGCGTTCAGATGATCTGTTGTTTCGCTCATATGTCTATCTCCTGTTTAAGCGCTCTTCTTCTGTTCCTCCATCATCGCATGGTATGATTTGAGAATATTATTATCCCTCGCTGCCATACTAATGCGTTGACGGCGGATCTGTCTTCGATTACTGAAAACCAGAGGTTTATTGTCTTTATCTCTTCCATCACCTTCGTCGTTTCTGAAACCGGTTTGTCTCCGCTCGCCCTTCTCGATCTTCTTCTCGAGATCCTTTTTTTCCTTTTTCAGATCCTCATTCTCTTTCGTTAACTTTTCATTTTCACGACAGTAATGAGCCTCCGAATAGGTGGCACAGCCTCTCTCACTTCCCCAATCAGCCAATTCCTTGAGTTCCTTTTCGTTGTAATCCTTCACGTTTTTTGTTAGGAACTCCCCATCGCTCGCTAAGAAATCAGCTATCGCCTTCTTCGAGGCTTTACTGGTGGTCTCCTTGAGATTTGCTTTCTCGGTGTCGGCGCGCTCATTTTCGACCGCCATAACAAGTTTGGTCCGGTTGGTATGCCAACGACGGTAATCGGCGCCTGAAAGCGAATCAGGATCATTCGCTTTGTCAAAATCTTCCAAAGCTTTCTGAGCCTTACCGGAAACGGACTTGTTCTTTTCCTTTTCCCTGATGGCTTTTTCGGCTCTCAGATTTTCGAGTTCCGCCTTGTCCTTCTCTTGGTTTGCGGTGATTGTGCCAAGCTTGGTTTCCAACTCTTCGTACGCCTTTTCGTAAGCTTCGAGGGATTCGTACTTCCCGGCGTATTTCTTTTTTTCGCCGCCCTTGTCGCCCTCGTCGCCACCTTTGTCGCCAGAACCGCCTTTGTCACCGTCGCCGTCTCCTCCATCGCTACCACCAGCGCCGTCATCTGCTAAATAAAAGCAGAGCGGAAACAATCCTTTGATGAAATTGTGAAATAAAAACATTTTTACTACCCTCCAGTTTTTTTATGCAGACTCCCAACATTTCCAGGAAGCGATCTGCTTTTTGCCCGACCCTTACATCTCACACGTGGGGTGCCGGGGTGATCTAACAAAAATGAAAAACCCAGCAGAAATAACGTGTTAAAAACGTTACTCTACTGGGTCCGGTTGTTCCGATGTCCAGTTATTTACGAGGCTTATCCCCGTCTTAATCCCTAATTTGTAATTTTTCCTTCTGTTCCCTTCGTAACATGAACCTCAATACCATGATTCTGTATCTTCCAGTTATAGAAATTAACCTTGATATACCCATAACCATAATGTTTGCGAAAATCTATAATCTCATTAACCACAGGCAGAATATCCTCCGGAACTTCAACCGCCACGGTTTTTAAATCTCTATCCACTTTCAAGCCGCAGACTTCTTTCCGTTTCCGCCTGATTCTTTCGCCATCTTTTCCATAATCTCGCTGAATCCCGCCTCGTCTATGTTTTGTAGTAAACTGTAAAGTCCCGCCCGGTTCGCCTGTTCCATGCGTGCGTATTCCACTACTTCAGGAATTCTTGAAAGTCGCAATATCAAATCGTTGGGGAGTTCAGGCACTAATTCCTTGAGTTTTATCATCTCTGCCATTTCCTGCTCACGACCCGTGGGCGATAAATGGTAAATCCTCACCTCTACGGGATAATCCTTCGACATCTCTTCCATTCTGCCCGAATATTCAAATGCAGCATGTTCGCCCTTCTTATTGATTATCGCGAATGTACGTTCATCTATATTGAACTGGCTCTCGTTGCAAATCCACATCTTGGCAAGTTCATGAATTGCTAATACCTGCTTCATAACCAAAGGATTATGAAATTCCTTTGCTACCTGGTACTGAGCCTCAAACTTAACGCCCGAATCAGCCGCATAAGCTTTACCGATTGACGGCGCCGGAGTACCTATCATGTGCCCCAGTTCCTCCACAAGCCTTTGCCTGTATAGATACTGATCCTGGGTGAAAGCATTCGCTTGGAAAAATCTTAAAACAGCATTGATACCAGCGCTTCCAACGTCCCTTGTAAGACGCATTGTGCGTAACCCTTCTTCGCGTAATATCGGCTGTTCGGGATCTACCAGACCAAATTGACTGATACCCAAAATGCCTACAAGATTTTCAATGTTGCGAAATATATCCCGATCCAGCTTGGTTATAGCTTGCTGTGTGTTACTGCCTATGTCTACGTCGCTGAGTCCCCAATAGTTCACGAAATCCCATGTATTATTTATCTTTACAAGAGGTCTGAGCCCATGCTTGTAAGGATTATTGCCATCAAATAATATCTGCCTGCCGGAAATAACTATTACCCTGCCTTTCGGGTATTTCATTCGGATATAGCCAGTCTTTTTCTTTTCAAATACGTATTCGCCACTCTCGGGATCTACCACATTATCGTAAACAACTTTGCCGTCATTATCCAACAGCACTTCGTTTGTATCCTTAATTATTACTGGAGTCATCTTCGGCGCTTCCTCGATGACATCTTCGGTTGTCTCATCGTCATGTAAGATTATTATCTCAGGTATCATATCATCCTGACGTGTAAAAGTGTCACCGGCGACAGAGTACATGATATTGAATTTCCTAATATCAGAGAGAAATGCTTGAGGATTATCATCCTCTATCTTCGTTTTATACTCCCGTTCGATCTTCCCCTTGGGTCTCATCCTTACGATAATCAGCGACTTGGCACGTTTGGACGAATAACCGTTTATATGCAACGCGCCGAAATTAACTAAAACCCCCAACGGATCGAGAGTTTCGAAATACTGCAGCCCCTCCGGCTCTCCTTCTGTAAATGTATGAAACAAGCCAATATGTGATGTGCCGAATGATGTCGCCTGAGCAATCACATCCATCATCGCATCAGGATAACCCTGTTCCCGTAGCTTTATCCGTAATACCTGGTTAAGTGAATTAACAAATTCAGCGTCTTCCTCACCGATACGCTCATATTCAAATCCCAACATGTTTGACGCTAATATCCCGAATTTCGTTCTCATCCGTTGCTGTAACCAATTCACAACAGGAGTATCTGTGTCAAGATCACATTCACCGTACAGTCTCGATTTTAGGTCATGGTAGTAATCGTAATCTCGCTTGGCGCGTTCGACAAAGTTATTGCTTGTCTGACGTATGCTGTTGGTTACCTTGCTCGGTATCATCTTATCACGTGCCGCAAGACAGGTGTTTATCAATTGGTTAGCCCAAGCGAGAATACATTTCTCTTCCTTGCCGTCGATCACCGTTTCGTATGAATATTCGGCGAACTCAGCGGATCTGGCTTTGCGTTGGCGGTTTTTTTGATACCGTTTCATCCAAATATCAAATTATGAACTCGTTAATTTGTAATCTGTGTGGCACGTGGTAGCTCCGCTACCCGTGTTTCAACAATCGTCATCCCCGTACCCGATTCGTCATCCCCGCGAAAGCGGGCAACCAACAATCCAGGACTCGTGTACTACAAAGGTTTATTCTGAATCCGTTGCCTCGGGTGGTTCGTCAACCTCTGATGGTGTATCATTCTGATCAGCACCCTCATCCGTCTCGGGTGGTTTACCATCTTCACTCGTCGAACCTTCAGGCGGTTGTTCGACTTTCGAACCGACATCCTCATCCGGAGGTTCAAGCGGAGGTTCAAGATCAATCTCCTTCAAGCGTTCCTCAATCGACGCACGTGTCGATTTCCGCCCGTCCCGGTCAAGTATTGCCTGCAGTAATGTGCGATCCGACGTTCCAGCGACAATCTTCTTGATTTTCCAGTGGTTAGTCTCCTGTCCGATGCTTTCACCGTCGATGACCAACGGTTCCAACTCGTTGGCTTGCATCAACACGGTAACCTTCTTTTCAAGCTCTTGGATTTTCCAATTAAGGTGAAGGCACATCACAGAAATCGCCCGGAAAGCATTACGGTTCACGTGTACGTTGTCTCCTGCGCCCTTCAGCGCCCGCGCCATATTCGCAGGATAATAATTGAACACAACCTTGTTGTACTCGCTCATACTTTTCAGCTCTTCCGCGAAAGGTCCCTGCTCAATTTCAGTGATTACTGGTTTGTCATTACTCTCGACCATTTGTCTCTCCTGATATGTTTTGGAGTTTTAAGTGTCTTCAGTCGTTTACCAACGACACTCTCTTTCTGCTTATGCACTATTACCGGAGAATCAATGTCGTGAGCAACTAATATCCTTTCGACATCCATCAAGTGATCCTTTCCGGCTTTCTTGTCCGGCTTGTCCGTACCTTCTTTCTTGTGATAGTGCTTTTTTTCATACAGATAATGTTGAAGCCCCGGATAAGCAAACTTTACTGGAAATCCTCTCCCGTCCTCGGATCTCCTGCCTTCAGGATGTAGCCGACCCGGAACAGGTGTTTCCATCCTCTTAACAAGTTCGATACTACCTTCTACGTCCCGGGTTCCCTTGAAGGGATATATACCTGCATCATTGTACGACTTAACGATGGAGCCTAAGTCTATGTTTGAACCTTCCCGGCGCCACGCGCTCGCGTCCATCAAAGTCGTCTCTATTAAAGATTCACCGTTATGATCTTCGTCGCCGAATACCGCGTTACATATAATCTGTGTTTTACGTTTAATCCCCTGAGCATGGGCATAAGCGGACTCGGCGTCCATTCCGGGTACGGCATCCCCAGCATAATATTCAGCGATCAGAAAACGCCAGCTTGGTATGTCCCTGCTCGGGTCGGCAGGTGTTATCGCATACCACAGACAAGCGGTAACAGCCACGCCGGGATCGATCGCCCGACGATATATCCAGTCCTTCTGAAGCGGTATAGGTCGCAGTAAAACGTGCACCCTGACATCAAACCGTGGATAAACCAACCCTCCCTCGGATGCGCCAAAATCTATCTCGTACTGCTGCTGGAATTTCCGCTCTTTTAACTGCCTAAGCTTTGATTCTTTCCAACTTTTACCCTTGCGATCCGGATCAAAATCCTCCACCATCCGGTAATAAATCGGTATGACCTTAATGCCACGGCTTGTCACATAGGGCTTGTAACGCTCCGCCCATGGCTTGTTCTTGTCTTCATCATTAAACCAGCTCATGCTACCTTTTTATCCTTAGATTCGGCGTAAAGAATGGGTTCACGTCCCATAAAACGTAGCTTCAGGAATTCCACACCATTGTTCATAGCCACCCTGATATCACGTAAAACCATCGGAAATTTATTCTTATGAATCGGTCTTTCATTCTCATTTAATTCTGTATCTCCTGGGAGGTTTTTATAATACTCATCGGTTCGGCTGGCGAGTTCCGGGTAGTCGTTACCTCTGAATCGTTTTGCTATTTCCGGAAAATCCTTCCATAACTTTTCACCACTATTCAAATACAAATTTGCCGGATTGTAAATTCTATATACCTTGAAGCCGGCGTCGCATAACAGTTTTGTCAAATAGATATGATTACGACCTTTCTTTTCGATCACTACTTCATTCGTACCTAAACCTTCCGGCTTATGCCCCTTGAGGTGATCCATCAGAAAGCGTTGCAAGTCATCATCCCGCTGCTCGCCGAACAGTGTGTGATAAGATGAATATGCCTTGATCCGTTTACTTAAACTGTCTACCGTTACTTCTTTCTGATCCGGTGTTATTTTCAGTACCAGACCAACCATCGCAATGGATGACCGGGAAATGGAAAAACTTAAGACCTTATACTGCATTGATGATTTCGTCGATGTCTCCATCGGTATCCTCTACTAAGCGTTGAAAATAGCCGGGCGCCGCCGAACTGACTAACACAATTAACTGACTACATGGCACCGCTGCCTTGTATGAATCCTCTAATTCCGGTTGATACGCACACTCGTCGCTGAAAAGAACCGTCGGAACACGAGAATGTACTATGTCACCACCCTGCGGGATCGCGGCTATAGTGGACCCGTTTCTAAATTCGATCCCCGACTCCTTCTGACGGTTTAGAGATCGTAAAAGCGGATATTGTTGATGAAAATAATCCTTTTGCTTCATGTTTTCATAGAGAAATCGTACTCTTCTAACTTGATAAATAGCATCCTTCTCACGCTTCGACTGAAAAAGTATCGATTGATTACCACGCTTCATGGCGTGACCAAGACTCCAGCCACACATTAACCAACTTACCATCATCTGGCGTGACTTGGGAACAGCGATTATCTGACATTCCTTTTCCCTCTGATATTCAATCAAAGCCTTATCTAATTCATTACTCAACATTTCTAAGTGAAACCAATCAGGAAAAGACTTCACCTCTGTATACTGTTCATGTTCGTCGAAAGTCCTGAAGAAGTTTCTCATTAAATACCAGTTCGACTGATTTATCAAATACATATCTGCCTTGGTAATCATGCCACAAGCCTCTCTTCGACTTCCTTCGTAAATTCAGGCAGATGCCAATTCAATGCCTTCAGCGACCGTACTACAAGCTCTATTATCTGCTGCTTTGCTTCTTCTGCTGAATCCGGTATATCTTCGAGCCCTGCTTTTGTCTTTCTCTTCTGCAACGCCCCTAATCGCGACAGTTCACGGGCTGCCGCTACCCTCTCGCGTGTAATATCTATCTCAACAGCTACTTTCTTATTGAAAGTAATCATCTTTTTACAATTAGGACATCTCAAAGGTGGCAGCTCAACATAAACCTTCTTCTTTTCCGCCTGGCATTGCCTCAGTGTCTGGATAGCCTCGGTGAACGCTGTATCGAGATCGCAGCCTGCCAACTCTCGCATTTCGTCCATCCGACCCGCTTCCTCAACCGTATTCCAATTTCGCCTTGCTATTCGACCGGCTTCATCCGGGCTTTCATATTCAATATCTAACTCGTCACAGGTCCTGACTGCATCGAAAGGTACGCCGCTCTTCAAATAACGAATCATAAAATGCTCGGCTTCAACGAGTTTCTGGTCCCGCTTCTGATCCCGATGCTTATCGAGGCTCTTGTCCTTGCTCATCCCGCCACGACCGTATGAAAAAACTCCCGCCGCCTTGCGTTGCTGAACTTCTCTTATCCATATCTTGCCTGATTTATTTTTACTGGTAAAGGCAAGATACCACTTCTCCCATAGTGTGTTCAGTTGAATACCATGATCGTGGCATGCAAGTACAGTCATCGCCATAATCTTTTCGTCGATCCATTTTATACTTTTGATGAAAGAAGGGGGGTGTTCGAATAAATACTTGGCTAAGTCTTGAAGTGTGTAAAGCTGGAAATCCTCCCAAACCACGAGTTGATTCCCCTTGAAAACATCGCGTAGTGAGATTATGCCTTCCTTTGCATTCATTTCAACTACTTCACCCATCGTCATAGTTCCTCAATATTCATCAATGTTCTTTCCGAGACATGCTAACTAACCTGCTAACTGCATGTCCTACTAAGTTCGCAATATATTTCGGATCACTATGATGATCCCTCACGCTGTCAACCGGAAGTGAAACCATAATGTGAGCGACTCCGTTATCGATAGCTTTCCTGATCCGGAAAAGCGTTTCTGTGATTTCTAATTCAAACGCGCTGATCGTTGAGTCCGGCTTCTTTGCTTCAACCTTATCGGCAATCTTCTGCAGCATCGGCTCAAGGTAAAACTTCTCAGGACTGTAACTCATTTGAAGAGTGATACAGTCTTTCCCGTTTACCACCTGAGTTATCGGTGATATGTGAATGTCCGATACAAATCTGCCGATAAATAAGTTCTTGATCATTCCCTTGAAATTCCGATGAAGTTCACGTATTTCGCCGTTGACATTGATGGGAACGACCTTTATTTCTCCTTTCTCTTCCATATTGCATATTAACCAAGTGTCCAGACTAAAGCAAATTTGCGAGTTTCTTTTTGGATAACAGGGCGAGATACTTCCTTCCCGATAATTTCAGCTATTTTGCAAATACGTGTAAACGCGTCCATCCTGTCTATCCTTGTTAATCCGGCGCCACATTCATCATCGACACTGCCTGCACGATCAGCAGGTCGATCAGCGCCTTCAATAGCTTCCCGTCGAACGGCTCAAGCCAGAACGGCAGCTTGATTATCTCATCCAGCCGGTCGATCAGGTTATACTTTTCGTCGAAGTAATCGAACGCTTCCCTGACCGCCTTGTGCTTGATCTCGCCCTGCTTCGCCTCCTTGACCACCGCCTCGGCGGTCAACACAAGCGAGCTGATCAGAGCAAACACCAGGTTGACTTCCAGCTTTTTATCTTCCCGCAGATCCTCCCAGACCTCGATTGCATCCTCGACCGCCTGGATAAGCTTATCCTTCAAATCCATCTTTCCTCCGTTTATGGTTCAAAATCCAACACTATATGTCTATCGTATCTCATTTCTTTACCTGGTCGGCTTCCAGCCGTGGTCAATCCCCCGCAGAAGCCTTATCATCCGCTTCGCGCTCGAAACACTCCGACAGCGAGCCTTCTTCCGCCACTTACCACCCTTCTTATGCTGGACTACACGCCCTCTTCGTCGATAAGGCATTCCTCAGATATCCTTTATGTTCTTGAACGCATCTGCCAAACCCTTCATGCACAGCATAAATACTATCAGCCAGCCAACAATCCATACCCAGATAAACCATATACCGTCCATAAAATCCGTAACGCCAATTTCTTTAAGTTAAATAAACACCGCTTTACAATACTTATCGTATTATCATTCAAATAATTATAATAAACCACAGGAACGTCGATAAACATAAACTCATCTGGATGATCCCGATAAATCTCTTCAATCAGATAACCATCCTCGGTCTTACAGTTATCCCTGAATAAATAACCCTGAATTAAACTCTTATGTATCACAAGTTGTGTTGTATCAACAAACAATCGTTTCATATTACCAAGTTTTGCGACACGCAATATTTTGCCCATCCGATCCTTCTGTGTAAACATAAATGCTTTAGCAGAATATTGGAACATCTGCATCCATATTGCAAAATCTCTACACACAAGATTATCATCATCGAGGAACCACAGCCAACCATCAACTGCCCTGACCGCCTTATTTCGCAAATACCCAGTTGAAAAATATGATAAATCATTATCTACTTCATCAGGATCGGTATCTATGACGTGAATAAAATCCCCTTCAACCAGCAACTCATCCTTAACATATCTCGGATCAGGAAGTAAATACCAATGATAGTCAATCCATCCTTCAAACGCCAGTACAATACTTTCCCGCATGACGGGCAGATTTGCCGGTCTTGACACTATAGTTATTATATTCAGCCTAACCAAGCGGGCGAGCTTCCATAAATAATCCATCCCTGCTTATATGCGCGATTATTCCCTTCCCGCATATCTTGGGGAACTTCCAGGATTTAACTATCTCCCAGCCGCCCATCTCAAATAGAAGGCGCAAATCCCGCATACTAAATTGGTGAAAATGCGGCTGATACTTTTTACCAATCAAATGTTCAGCTTTATAAACCAATGAATAATCATTTGGGGTGGTCAAATACAGTCGTCCATCGTTACGAACCACCCGTAAAAGCTCTTTGACATGAAACAACGGATTCATTAAGTGTTCAATAACTTCAAACGATGTAATAACCTTGAAAAATCCGGCAGAGAAGGGTAAAATTTCATTGTCCAAGTTCACATCCGTCGTATATATCTCACCAAAATACTCCTGACGTAACTCATCCCTCACCCAACTACCCCCCGATCCTACATCAAATATCGGTACTTCGGGATAATGTTTCCGATACGCCCGCCAGAACTGCCTCAGTATGCGCCGACCCTGACAACGAACACGATCGCTCCATAAATCTAAATCCGATCCAATGCCAAAATAAAGCGATGTTCTTAATGCCATCTGAACTTTCGTCCATGTCTGTGTTTCCGCCGCTGCTGGATTCGCTCCCCTAAACGGTCATCGTCACCCAGGTAAAGCCAGATGTTTACACCAACACGGATACGACGTAACGGATACGAAAGGTGGCGAGAGTTCTTCAGGTTGTAAATAACGTGTCTTTCCGCCGGCATTAAGTCACTGAAGTAAACTTCCTCTTCCTGCAGTCCGGTCTGTAAAAACACCCCCCAATCCCTGCAACCTGTTACAGGAGTTACAACCCCAACAGCACCATTATTGCGAGTAACTCCTTTCACATAAGGATATATCCTGCCCGGTCCCTTATCCCGCCCAATATGTCCAAACCCGCCTCGAGATACCCCCCGGCGTCGCAGCCGCCCCCTGGGTATCCCCCCTGTCATCTCATGAACGACGTCCTCTATCCGATGTCGCGAAGGATCTTTTATGAAAATGTCAGGCATCAGGGCTTAACTGACTGAATATTGTCGAGTACCCCAATCAAAGACTGAAGCTCCTTCAGACAATAGGACTCATACGACTCCATAACTATATCCGCAAAGTCCTTTAAAGAACCTGATCTAATCTCTGGAATAATATAACAGCCGATGACTTCGTCCCGCGACGGAACACCCCGAGCTGGCTCCTGAAGAGGACGCTTGATAAAAATAGTATGTCCATCAACATCCAGAACAAAAGAAAACTGCTTCACTGTCGCGATGTAAGTAATCCTGGAATTATCCCACGGATCTAACATCCGCCAAAACAGCAAACCGGCTTTTGTTAACTCTACGAGCTTCGGAATTATCACCCCAATAAAAGGAGATCCCTGCCCCAATTCTAAAGCTCTATCAAGTTCAAAACCTGTCTCTTTTGAACCCCCTATTGAATCTGTCATCCTAAATACCATCCCTAAACATATAAAACTAAAGCAAATAATAAAACAAACGCAAATCAATACTACATATATCATAATGTAATACGACACAATTGTCAAGTAGTTTGTTGATTAAATGCACATGCTAATCAAAATATCTCAAATAATTCATGTTGAAATAATGTCCAAAATAATCCGAAATACGTTCCGTAACACCCAATAACAAGATAAATTCAACAATTGTAACTGATCTGCCAAAACTTAAAGTCCTTACAAGCAAATGCCCCTGTTATTCACCAAATTCCCAAAAAATACCCGAATTACCCCGGCTCCACCTAAATTACATGCGCCCCCCCCCATAACCCGAAAATAACAAAATAAAAAAGTCCCGAAAACCCTGCTCCAGTAACTAACCTGTTTTTAATAAATCCGTAAACTAATAAAAATATATGATATACAACCCCGTATGAGAAAAAGAAGTGTACGGTCACCGGATATAATTAATAGGAAGGTGCGCGCTGGCGAGGGGCGGGGGAGGTTGGATCGGGGGTGTCCCCCTCGAAACTGCCGCTTGATCCGGTCAAAACCCTGTCAAACTGACAGTAAACGCAGACCGGAAACAGTTAACCTATTGATTTATCAACACCTATCGGTTACGGAAATATCCTTAATCGCAACCGTTGAGTGCCGAATGCCTCTCCGAATTCACGCATGGACACATCCAACCTCTTTCTTTACAAACTCTTAAGATAGCTAATTAGTGTTATTAGTTTCAGGGGCACTTGTGGTAATCCTTTGTTATTGTGGTAGTTTGGATGGTATTATCCAGGATTATTAAAGATAAGTGTATTGTTGCTGGAGTGGATTAATTGGTTTCAATCTGTCGGGGTTTTCTTTTATTTTGGTGTTATTTCTACTATCTTACTCAATATATATTTAGAGTCTACCTCATTATACATTAATGTTACTCTAGTTAATCTATATACTACGTATAAAGAGTAAATTAAGGACTTACGCAAATAAGGCTATTATTAAAGGGTTTGCGGGGTTTTTCTTTTTTTTGTTTTAGTGTGGTTAGTGGTGTTACTTTTTGTTTAGGAGATCGGCAATAACCAAACAAGGAGTGCAGTACAATGGAGGTTATGATTTCAAAAACTAAGAACGGTTACGGCGTTCTATTAAATGGAAAGCCTTGTGTCGTTCACAGGAACGAATCCGGTTACGAGCGTTTCTGTGAACAATACGCTCGTGAACTTTACCTTAATCATCAAGGTAAAGCCAGGTTACTATTATGGAATGGTGAAAATACTACCATTCTTGAAAGTAAGTAACAGTAAATCAACAGGAGTACAGTACAATGAACAGAAAAGAAGCGCAACGTAAGTTATCCCTGATCGATCCTAACCTAATTATCACCGGATCACGTGGTGATTGGTATATTGATCGCAGGGATACAGATTATTTTGATCGGCGTTACAGTGGGGCAAAGACTCTTGCAGAACTGCTGGAAACAGCGGAAGAAAATAATCAGCCGGATTACTTTGAATGGTTGGAATCCAGGAAGTCCAAAACCAATGATCCCGCTTGATGGAGATCAAATAGCGCAGCTTGGGGCTTGGGCGGGTTCGACTCCCGCCCTGCGCTCTACACAAAGAGCGATTAACTAAAGGCAGACAAAACAACCATAGGAGTAACAATGGACTTAGCAGAGGAAGCATTTCAAGGCGTTTGCCCACGTTGTAAGAGCGAGAGTATTAAGTGGGGAGAGAGCGAAATCGAAACCGACTATCATCGTTATCATGGAATTTGCGAGGACTGCGGTCTTGATATTTCTGAGGAACACACTCTTGTATTTAGTCAACAGGTAGTCGTAACTGAAGACGGCAGTTCCCCAATCTTCATCCCTTCAGGAGAGTAAAATGTCAACTTTTGTAGAGTTTACGATAGATATTGAAGGCTATCGACCTGAACGGAAAGACCTGATCCTTTCGGCTGTACGGGATAACTTTCTTAGTGATTTCGACAACGTAGACGAAGGAAAGGACGATAACGGCAATCCCTGTATAGAGATTCATGCAAGTTGCAATTTCTCAGGGGATTCAGACGATTTTGGGAAGCAGGTTATCAAATCTGTTTGGGATGGAAACCTTGTTTACTGCCACGTCGAGGTAACGATGCGTTTTCCGGAGTTCGCTCCAGTCGACGGGATCGAGGGGGACGAGGAGTTGTACAAGGAGTTGTGTGGCATCATACCTAACCCACCGGAACAGAAATCTGCGTGATCTGTGGGGAGTCTGTCGCTTGGGGAAGCGGCAAGTTTGTCAACAGAATCGGGATAACTGACGATTACGAGCAGAGGAAGATCGACAGACACCCACACCCAGAGGGCGAGTGGATGTGTGAAGAGTGCGAATTGGCGCTTGAACACGAGAACAATTATTAACACTCCGGCTTTCGCTTGGCTGCTTAGAGGCGGTTCGAATCCGCCTGGAAGCCCTACACTTAAAAATTTGTTTTAGTGTCGTGTTAGCAGTTATCTTTACGATAGAACCTGAACGATCCTTGAACACAGGACAACGACGACACCGGTCATTCCGGCGGTGTAGTCCTGAATGCGCCTCAAACATTAGGCGGTGTTATTATTTGATATTTCGTCAACCTTCATCAGACCTTGTTCGACCGAGAGGTAAATCGGCGGGGCAATCCTGGTTATGCCCTTAACCTTGTGCTGCTGGCAACTACTGCGCTGAGACCTGCCTATGCGCAACATATACAACGGCGGGCACTATCGGCTTGGCTACCTGATAGCGGGCGTTCTTTTTCAAAGCCAACCCTAGCGGGTCTGACATATATGAGAATCTTCATACTTAAGTATTAGACGCTTAATGTTTAATTGTGCGTGAAATAATCAACCAAGTCGCGCCAAAAAGCTGAAAGCGTCGAAATGCTTAACCGGAGTGGTATGTTGTACTGCGAGGAGTGCTTTGCTCATCCGGCTTTGTGCGACCGGATGTAGGGCTAAACCCTAAAGCGATCAGCTATGCGCGGCGGTTGACGATCTGAGAGATCTTCGCGGAGTTCGCAACTCCGGTCAACCACTAAAGGCTAACATTTTAACAACAGGAGAACAAATTGGAAAACCAGCAGTCAACTCCAAACCTAATCGTACAAGTAGCAGACATGTTGATCAATGACAAGCGTCATGGTCACCTGTTGCTCAACGAATTAGGTAAAAAAACCGGAACCAGGGTCATTCAATAAAAAGAAAAAGGGAGAGTAAAATGCGAACAGGCGGACGGATACCAGTTCTGCTCGTCCCGAATAAGGGCGAGACCAAACAGCAGGCTTTGAATAAGCTGCTAAGATTTTGGGAACAGAAAGACCGGAAACACGAGCATAGAACACCGACAGCCGATCTATATTGGATCAAAGTGCTGACTCGTAACAACTATCAGCACGATCTGAACAACGGTAAACTAAAGGGATGGAAGAAGGGGCT